CATTGTTTATATCAAGCCGGAAACAAATACATTAGATAAATCTTCAAAATTAAGACACAGAGCCCACTTTCACATTCTTCAAGAATATACGAGATCAGGCTTATTTGAAAAGTTCTTTGTTATTGATAATAACGTAATGCCAGATGTAGTTGGGAAAACATCTATTTTAAATTATTATAATAAGATAAACAGCTTTGTTGTCTCTATTGTCCATTGGTACAATATCTATCGTAATACTGATCCTGTCTTTGATACATTTAAGGATGGATATAAGACATCAAGATTATCTGCTTTCTCTTATATCGATGTTGAAAATGAACAAGAGCAAAAGACTTTTGAATTAGAAAAAACAAATCAAATTAAATATTTTTATGGCATCAATCGTCTTACCATTGAGAACGATGAGAATCTTCTCGATAAACTAAACAGGATAGCAACAAAAGAAGCAAGCGAGCAAATTTCTGTATCTTACGGGATATTCACAACAGAAATGGAAGTAGGCTTTTCGTTCGCTGTCCATTCATCATCAGACATTCAAGAGGAGCAAAAATAATGAAGTATTACCGAGGAACATTTCAAAAGGCAAATGGAGAACTTCGAACAATGTTTTTTGTACGAACAGAAGACCTGCCAGAACATTTCCTTTCAAGTAGCACAAAGGGCACAGGTCGAGCACGAAACCTGAGCGAAGGAATGGAGACTGTCTGGGATCTTGAATCACAATCTTGGAGGACTTTTAATTGGCGAACAGCTAATACAGAAGAAGTGATTACTTTTCAAGCTGATGAAAATATTCTACGAAATTTTCTAGCTGGACAATAAATTGAGAACTTTGGACTTGCATGGAGTGCCCCATGAAGATGCAGAGTTTATGATTGAAAAATTCATTACAGATAACTTTGCAAAACTTCCTGTAAAAATTATTACAGGGCACTCTTCATTTTTTAGAGAAGAAGTCCGTCGTTGCACGCTAAAATATGAACTTGGCCGCCAACCCGAATCTTTTCACAATTTGGGTGCATGGATAATTTATGAGTCTGAATGGCAAAAAAATGAATAATTGCCAAGTCTCAAACGTTTTAATTTTAGCGGCAAAGCAGACCGCTTTGTCGACTTTAGACAACAGTCACAATAGGAGAAAAAAACATGAGTATTGATTTCGCAAAAATGAAGCAAAAGTTAGACGCTCTACAAGGCAATAGCACAGACAAAAAGAATAATGTATTCTGGAAGCCTCAAGAAGGAGACCAGACTATTCGGATCGTTCCGACATCCGATGGTGATCCGTTTAAGGAAATGTGGTTTCACTATAATGTAGGCAAGAACCCAGGCTTCTTGTGTCCCAAGAAGAATCATGGTGAAGATTGTCCCGTATGCAACTTTGCTTGGCATATCTTGAATGAAGCAAAGCAAAACGGAGACACAGAAACATTGAAGCTTGCCAAGTCTCTTCTGCCAAAGCAGCGCTTCTTCTCTCCAGTTGTCGTTCGAAGTGAAGAGACAGAAGGTGTTCGTCTTTGGGGCTATGGAAAGATGGCTTATCAAGAGCTTATTCAGCTTGTTTTGAATCCAGATTATGGTGACATTACAGACGTTGATGGTGGGACTGACCTTGTGATCAATTATGGCAAGCCTCCAGGTGCGGCATATCCTGTCACGAAGATTCACCCTCGCCGCCGCCCATCTGCTCTTGCGGAAGAAAAGGACGATGTTCAAACTCTCCTTGACGGTGTTCCATCCTTTAAGGAAAACTTCAACGCCAAGACAATTGAGGAAATCGAAGCAATGCTTGCTGATTTCTTGTCTGGGGAAAGCACTGAAGGGCAAGACGCCCCACCAGAGACTGTAAAGTACAACAACAATCAGACTTCTGATGTTGATCAAGCATTCCAAGAATTGCTTGGCAAGTAAGCTAAACTAAAAGGATTAAAAATGGCTAAATTAAAGGTTGTGAAGAACAAGGGCAAATTATCTCTAAAAGATAAGCTTAAGATGATCAATAAGGTTGGCGGAGCTGACATTGCACATGATCTGAGGGAAGATAATCCAACAGATGTGTATGATTGGATTCCTACTTCTTCAACCTGGCTTGACTCTATTATCTGTAGAGGTAAGCGTGCAGGCATTCCAGTTGGTAAAATAACTGAATTAGCTGGTTTGAGTGGCACAGGTAAGTCTTATATGGCAGCCCAAATCTCTGGAAACGCACAAAGGAAGGGATACAATGTCTACTACTTCGATTCGGAATCAGCACTTAGTTCTGAATTCTTAGAGAAGTGTGGATGTGTTCTTGAAGAACGTGAAGGATATGGAGACTTTGTTTACATCCAGGCTCAGAATGTTGAATTTGTTTTAGAGACAATTGAAGCTATTCTGAAGACTGGAGAAGAAAACAACCTTTTTGTTTGGGACTCGTTAGCAATGACACCGGCAATCGCTGATTTAGAATCAGATTTTAATCCTCAAAGTACAATGGCTGTAAAGCCTAGAATCCTTTCAAAAGGACTAGCTAAGCTTCTACAGCCTATTTCCAATTCCAACTCCACTCTGCTGGTGTTAAACCAGTTGAAGGATAATATCACAAGAAGCCCATCAGAGGCAATGACAACCCCCTACTTCACTCCCGGCGGTAAAGCACTAATTTATGCCTATTCCCTCCGCATTTGGCTTACCGGGAGAAAAGCCAAGGCTTCCTTTGTTTATGATGACAAAGGTTACCGGGTTGGTTCTGAAGTTAAGTGTAAGCTTGAGAAATCACGCTTCGGTACTCATGGACGGGTATGTAACTTCAAGATCTTGTGGGGCGATGATGTAGGGATTCAGGATGAAGAGTCTTGGTTTGACGCCATTTCTTCTTCTGAGTACATCAGTCAGAGTGGAGCTTGGTATGGAATTGAAATGCCAGACGGATATGAGAAAAGATTTCAAAAATCAAAGTTCGCAGATCTAGTTAGAGAAGACTCAGAGTTTAAGAGCAGGATTTTGCAAATTATTGATGAAGAAGTAATCATGAAGTTTGATAAGAAAATTGGAGATGCTTCGAATTATTACGATAATGAGCAAGAGGAAGCTTCTGAGTAAAATTGTTTAGCACCAACTAAAAGGAGAAAGGAATGGAACATAGATGGATTATTTTTTGGGTTTGTTTGGTTTTTGTAAATTTCATAGGACTTTTAGTCACTATGTCTTTTGGAGAGCTATGTTCCTCCTCCTTTCTTGCTGCTATGGTAATCTATTCTGCCATTGGACTTCGATATGAACTTAGCTTGTATACGAAGAAAAAAGGTGATGATTAAATAAAAACCCCATTTAAGGAAATAACAATGACATATAAGCTTACCTTTGCCTTGACGACGATAACGCTCTTATTTGGGCTACCTAGTGCCTGTGAGCAACCTTGCGTACCTGACTTTGAGTGCCAAGAAGCCGATAATCCCTTGGATACGGATTCTGACTGGGATAGCGATTGGGATAGTGACAGTGATAGTGAATCCCAAAATGAAAAAGATAAAAAGCCCTTTATTTGGATGCCTGATGCAGTTTGTGAAGACGGTATGTGGACTTTCTCTGCCGAGTTAAGGGAAATCCAAACAGATAAAGTATGGGTTGAGCTTTATTATTATAAAGGTGAAGACAGTGTGATGACTCTTTTGCCACTATATAAAATGGAAAACAACACATGGATTTCTTCCTGGAGTGTACAAGATTATGAACTTCCCTGTAATCGAAATTATCGTATTGCTTTTCTCGCTCAAAATAGCCATGGACTTGATCGGGTTTACTGGCAATACACCTTTTCTGAATAAAATCTTTTTCTCATCGTCTAAGAAAAAGATTAACAGGAGGAAGCAGAAATGAAAAAGATTATTATGACGCTCGCTTTTCTATCAGGATGCTTAGTTCTCGATAATCCCAGCCATTTGACTGGGCCGGATATCCAAGAGGTAACCACTACTACTCCCTATATGGCCAGCCCCCAAGCTCAATGTTATCGAGATCCACATTATCAAGATTATATTTGGGAGTTTGATGTTTGGGCTGAAAACACATCTCAGGTTTGGGTTGATGTTTATGATGATTGGGGCTTTGTTGAATCCTTTCCTCTTTTCCGAGAAAGAGGTCAACATTGGTCTTCTTGGTGGCTTGAATATGAAACCAACCTTTGGTGTGGTGATTATTACTCTTTTGATTTCATTGCTG